GCCAGGCTTCTATCTTTCCAATGACAAAGACTGGGGAACCAACCCATGCTGTGAAATTGCTCTAAGACCATATCAGTTTTGCAATCTAACAGAGGTAAATGTTAGTAACATTACAGGACAAGAAGATCTTGAAGAACGAGTCCGTGCAGCAGCATTTATTGGCACACTTCAGGCAGGCTACACAGACTTTCATTACCTACGACCAGTATGGCAACGCACCACAGAGCGTGACGCACTTATCGGCGTCTCGCTAACAGGTATTGCTTCAGGTCGTGTATTGGCAGACGATGTGTCGCTAAAGACAGCCGCAAGCATTGTCAAGCAGGAAAACCAGCGAGTAGCTGAATTGATTGGAATCCGAAAGGCTAACCGCACAACCTGTGTGAAGCCAGCAGGAACAACCAGCTTGACGCTTGGCACTTCCAGTGGTATTCATGCTTGGCACAACGACTACTATATTCGTCGCATCCGTGTTGGCAAGAATGAGCCAATCTACTGGCACCTGGCTGTCAACCATCCAGAACTAGTAGAAGATGATTATTTCCGTGCCCACGACACAGCAGTCATTTCTATCCCACAGAAAGCGCCAGAGGGTGCAATCCTAAGAACAGAAAGCGCATTTGATCTGCTCAAGAGAATCAAGAAGATTACCACAGAGTGGATTCGTACAGGACACCGCAGCGGGCAGAACACACACAATGTTTCTGCTACCGTGTCTATCAAGTCTGATGAGTGGGGTAAAGTTGGTGAGTGGATGTGGAAGAATAATAAGGCATACAACGGTCTTTCAGTTCTGCCACACGATGACAACGAGCACACATATGTTCAAGCTCCGTTTGAGAACTGCACTAAGGAAAAGTATGAAGAGATGATGAAAGCCTTATTGTCAGTTGACCTCACTAAGATTGTTGAGGAAGAGGACAATACTGATCTTAAGGGCGAGGCAGCCTGTGCAGGTGGTGCTTGCGAGATTACATAAAAACTTAACAAGATAAATATATATGCGATATAATCAACAGGCGAAAGGGTTATATCATGAGCAAAACATTAAATCATATTATGCCTACAGCGGTAGCATATGAGAACTGTAAGCGAGAAGACAACAACAAGGTTCAGCACCGTTGGTTGCCAAGCGGACAATCTCGTGCTCTCCCAGATATGCATGTAGGAATTGAGTGTTACTGCAAGCATTGCGGAGAGCGAGAGTGGGGCACCGTCAGTCGCCAGGAATTTATTATACTAACCGAAACTTGGGAAGAATTACAATGAGACCAGTTAATAGAAGACTACTTGTAGAATTATATGAAGAGAAAGAAGAGGCACCAGCCTTCATCTTACCAGACAATTTTCAAGAAAAATCACATAGATCGTATAAGATTTTAGCTACTGCAAACGATTGCAGCATGGACTTAAAGGTCGGAGAGGTTGTTGTTGCGCACACATCAGACCCAGAGAAAATTGTTTTTGAAGGCAACGAACATTTACTATTGTTAGAGAATCGTGTTGTCTGTGTGGTGGACTAGGGTCCAACGCATAGATCTTCAAAGATAGCTCTAATCTGATAAAACACTGTTTCTGAATTAGCAGTTGGTGTATAGAGCCTGTCTCTTTCTCCACCAACACAATCTAAGAAACTCCTATGGTGCTCTTCCAGGGCAAACACAAACAACTCATATCCATAATTATTAGCATGGGTTGCTACCTCTAAGCAGGTCATTGATCTGATTGTCTGGGCTATTTCGTCAGTCATTGTGATAACAACTTTTTGTGCTTCTGGTCTCCACGAAAATGGGTACCTGTTCATTGTCCAGTACATTGTATCAATGGTTGGCTCTTGTCCAGCACTATCAATCATTCTGCCTGCTTCTAGCATTGCTAAAAACTCATTAGCGGGAACAAAATCAGAGACCATTCTAGAATATAAATTATGTGGTCTTATGTCTTCGCCCTGCCTAGCGCCTACAACAACGAGTCCAAAACGAAATCTGCTTGTTATCGGGTCGTCTAAAAGCGGACTTATGCCTAATATCATTGATTCTATCTCATCATCAAACGAACCAGATATATCAAGAACAAAAACTAAATCTACACCACGAGTATCAAAGCCTTCGTCTACCTCTCCATCGCAATCATTGTCTAGGTCATCGCAACGCTCAGTAGTTGGCAACACCTGCCCATCGCACGGTCCATCAAAGTTACCCTCAGTGCAATAGCGAATACCAGCACGACATTCACCTACAGCAAGGGTGCCTTCTGGTCCCTCATAACAAACAACGGCTGTAGCATTTGCTATTCCCTCATCTACTGTTCCATTACAATTGTTGTCTAGACCATCACAAATTTCATCAGCAGGCCCTGTGTGTCCATCACAGTATAGAACACCGTTGTAGCAAGTCATGATGCCTGGCTTACATATGCCAACACCGTAGTCTACGTTTTCCTCAAAGCCACAAAGTTGGTGCTCCTCTGGATAAGATTCATCAATAGCAGCATCGCAGTCATTGTCAATACCATCACAGACTTCATCCTCTGGACCTTTGGCTCCAACGCAGTCGGACCAGCCTCTCATTGTGCAAGTCCTCAGTCCATAGGAGCATTGCCCTGCCCTCTCAGGGATCTCAGTTGGATCAGCAGATGGGAAGTTTTTTCCAAATTCATTACAGACAAGTTGTTCGCCTGGGACACAATCAAGTTTGACTAGCTGGTCGTCATCCAGACACCCACTAAACAATACGAAAGGAATAAGAAATATTACTTGTTTTGCACTGATTCTAAACATTCTGATCTACTATTGAACATGTGTATATTTAACATGTCACTACCCAACCAACTAAACCTAGCTTTTCTAAGTGGTAAATCGCCTGGCATGGAGGTTGTTAAAACAACGGGTACAGACATACCAGGCAAATTAAAAGCCATTATCAATTCGTTTCCCTTAATAACTTGTATAACACCAGGTAGCGCACCTGCTTTGGTGGCACTGGGTATACCAATTGCTATGCGAGTCATAGAGTTTTGTTCTTTTTTAAGAATGTCAAGAGTTTGCAACACCCAGAGGCAATTGCTTTTCTGCCCAGCAAGATAATAGATGCTTTGTTTGGGAATGACAACTTCTATATTAGGCTCTTTATTGGCTAAATAGTAAATCAGTGCGGTACCAAGTGCCGCTGTTACCAGTAGAAAGATTTTAGATTTTCTAAACATCTAAATGTGATAAACTTACTTACCACTGTAGGTTATGAATGGTAGTTTAGTTATCTCCTCTCGCAAAGGCTTAGATTTCTCTATGTTCAAAAGAGACTTACCCTTCACAAGAGTAACTAGTACCTGATTTTGAATCTTAATGTCTTTTTCAGTGTATTTCCAACCACCTTTTGTGGCTTCTTCCCATACTTCATGGATAATTTTCTGACCCTGATCGCTTGGTCCAGCGTCATTTGCAAGTGCATGTGTTGGGGATAAGAGAAAGAAACTGAAACTAAATAAAATGGTTTTATAAATCATAACTTGTTAGAATCCTAGTTTATTTTGCGGATGTTAACCCGAAATCACCTGTAACTAGTAAACGAAACCCTAAAACGCCTCATATTTACAGTATGAGTACTAAGAAAATACTACGTAATTTGGTTTACTTTGTAATGCTTTTGCAAGTTGGTTGCTCAACCCTCAAGTCAAATCCTCCTAGCTCTTCAATCAAGGCTGCTCAAGTCCCTGTTAGTGAGAGGATGCCAAAACAATCTTTTTTTAAATTTCAAGTGGCTCAGGCTGTTGAAGCCTGCATGAAAACTAAAGATGGCAAGAGAAGTTGTACAGTGGGTGTTGTAAGACATACTTCATCAGGTGCCTTTGTCGGTGTAAGTGAGGTCAATAATGATATCGCATATGGTCTTACGGCGGGTCACTCTTGTGAAGATAAGTTTGCTAAAAGATCTTCGGATGCAGTTTCTTTTAAGGTGGTATCTGCTGATTATGTTACACTAATGTTTAACGGCAAGCTTAGAAGCGCAGAAATCATTAGCTACGACACAAAAGCTGACCTGTGCCTGTTGCGAATGGAAAAAGACCTCCTTATCTTAAAATAGCTAAAGACTTCCCTAAGTGGGGAGAGAAGGTATACAACATGGCAGCACCTAGGGGGATATTCAACCCAGGCATGTTGTTGCTGTTTGAAGGGTACTATTCTGGTATAGGGTTTGATAATTATATGTTTTTTACCTTGCCAACTAAGCCAGGCTCAAGTGGTTCACCTATATTGAACTCCAAGGGGCAGTTAGTTTCAATGATCTTTGCGGGATTCCCAGCAATGGAGAATATTGGACTTGGCTCAAACCTTAGTGCCATCCAGAGCTTTATCACTAATAAAGTTGCTCTCTCAGAAGCTGATCTCTGGGCGAGAAAAAACCTTAACCAAAATAAGACAGAGACCACTACAACAGAGCCAAAATAAATGATAGACTATAAGATATGGACAGAGAAAGAGAAGCCTGGCAAGAAATAAGAGACAATGCTTATGAGTCTGTAGAAGACCCACAAGTGTACGAGTACGAGCTTCATCCTAAAGCAACAGCCCAGCCGAATTATATTTCTGCATTTGTTTGGACAGTTATAGTTGCTACCATGGTATGTGCAATTTATACGGGCTTCCTTCTGTTCTTAGTTGATCAAAGTGGCATTGAGGACAATTTAACGAAAGCTGCAAATCAAGCCATCATTAACTTAGAAAGAGTGATAGAAACCCAGAACAAAGAAATAAAATTACTCAAACAACAAAACAAAAAGATACATGACTATTTGCAACTTTGGACCCCGATGGATTTAGAGAAGCAAAGAAAAATGTATGAAGGCAGAGACAAGACAGATATAGAGGACACACTGTGGGATATAGGTATAGAGGTGCCTCTACATTATAACCTTTGTCAAGAGGAGCCGCCATG